ATTGTTATTGGTGCTGGAGGTAATGCTATTGCGGCTGGTGCGGGTGGTTTAGGAAATAATAGCACTGGGTTTGGCTATACTGCTAATGGTGGTGGCGGTGGTGGTGCCGGAACCACTAGTCAGAATGGCCTAAGTGGCGCGTCTGGTGGTGGTGCGGGCGTTAGAACCACTATTGCTGGTACTGGTGGTACAAATACTTCTTCTCCATCTCAGGGATTTAACGGCGGGAATGGCGTGTATAGCGCATCTCCACTTGTTCGAGTTGCTGCTGGTGGTGGCGGTAATTCTTCTGCTGGTTCTGCTTCTTTTGTTAGCACTACTGCGACTAGTACGGGCGGTTCTGCAACTAGTATTGCTACTTATAGTGGTGAGACTGGAAATGCTGCTTTTTATGGGGGTGGCGGTTCTGGAGCAATTCAGGTCCCCTCTTCTGGGTATTCTGTTTCTAACAATCCTGCTACTAATGCTGGAACTGGTTACGCAGCAATAAGTGCTGGTGCTGGAGGTGGAGGTGCCGCAACCGCTAATAAGGGTGGTGGTGGCGGCGGGTCCCGCGCGTATGGAGGCACTTCTATTAGCGGTTCTGGGGGTTCTGGTGCGGTAGTTGTTAGGTATCTCCGTTCGGCTGTTGGAGGATAATTATGGCGCATTGGGCTGAATTAGACGAAAATAATATTGTTATCCGTGTTACTGTTGGTAATAATAATGACCCTAATGGTGATGAAGGTTATCAATGGTTAATTGATAACCTTGGTGGACGATGGGTTCAAACTTCGTATAATAATAATTTTCGTAAACAATATGCTGGTATTGGTTTTTATTATGATCAAGAGGCTGATGTATTTATTGCTCCTACACCATATCCCTCTTGGATTCTTGATGAGAATTATGATTGGCAGGCGCCTGTTCCTAGGCCGGATTCTGTAGATGATGGTTTTTTTGTTTGGAATGAAGACATTATTAATTGGGAATTTATTGAAAATGTTTAATAGTAATGTTCAACCAAAGCGAATCGTTAAAGAACAACGCAAGGAGCCTTGGTATTGTCACTCTTGTGATCTTGATAATCCGTCGTATTATTCTAAGTGTCCTAAATGTGGGGATCATCGACCCCACTAGGAGGAGTTATGCCAGACTATAGTTTTAAGGCTGGACCCCCATCCGACAAGAAGGAGTTAGAGAAGTTATTTCTTCAATACCCAGAAAAGATTGGGTGGTTCTTGTCTAATGGGTATGCTCCACACTTGTGGCAGATGCTATTTCATACAAATACGAATGATGAGCATTTGACGCGGTTTAGGCACTTGGTTGCTGGTCGTCGTGGTGGCAAAACTCTTTGCGCCGCATGGGAAGTATTATTCTACTGCTTATACCCAGAACAATTCCATCGTGATGCGTACGGAAAAGAGAATGATAATCCTCTCTGGGTATGGGCAACTAGTAAAGATTATAAAGTCTTGCGTCCGGCACTCCTTACTTTGCGTAAGGTTATTACGGAGGCTGGAATGTCTATCGGTAAAGATGTGAAGGAGAACCGGGGCGCAATGACTTTTGAATTCCCTAATGGGAGCCTTATTGAATTCAAGTCGTCGGATGATCCACAATCGCTTCGTGGTGCTGGCCTTGATATTCTCTGGATGGACGAGGCAGCCTTCATTAGGAGTGAGGAGCCGTGGCAAGTTATGCGTCCCGCTCTTTCGGATAAGCAAGGATTACTCATCACAACCACGACACCAGACGGTAAGAACTGGTTTTTTGAGGAATTCTGGAATAAGGACGCTATCGCGGACCCGAATCAGGGCCGCGTAGAGTATCGCAGTATTGATAATCCTTACTTTCCTAAGCGAGAGTGGGAGTATACAAAGCAACGATACCATCCTTTGCTGTTTGCACAAGAGTATATGGCTGCTTTCGACTCTATGGCGGGTCGTGACCTTGCTGGAGACTGGCTACACTATTATACAGACGAGGATCTACCCCGCACAGCGGACGGAGCACTACAAAAACTCCGCAAATATATGGGAGTAGACCCCGCAGTAAGCATGAGTGGCAAGGGTGACCGCTTCGTAATCAGCGTCGTAGGAGTATCAGACAATAATCAAGTATTCCTAATCGACCAATACGCAGCAAAAATCCCATTTGTAGAGCAATTAGAGAAGATTCAAGAGTATTATTTGCGGTATAATCCGGAAATTATTGGTATTGAGTCTAATGCTTATCAGGCAGCCTTGGTGCAGCAAGCGGAAAGGCTGCCTAGTATGCCGCCTATTGTGCCTATTTTTGCTAAGGGTAAGAAGTTTGAGCGTTTGATGGCTATGTCGCCGCTTTTTAGGATTGGTAAGGTGCGTATTAAGGCGGAGCATAAGGATTTTATTGATGAGTGGATTAATTATGATGCGAGTATGTCGAATCCGAAGGATGACTGTTTGGATTCGGTGGAGATTGCGCTTCGTACGGCTGGCGCGTTGCTTGGTGATTCGTTTATTGATGATAAGCCTGATAATCCGGGTGGTTTGCCGGATTGGGTGATTGCTGATCGCCCTTCTGTTAAGAAAGAAGACCGTTATGTTGACGAATATTTAGGGAGTATGTGGTAATTATGACTGGTTTTAAGAAGATTGGTAGTAATGCTGGTGATGCTATTACTGGTGAGCGTATTTTTCCGGGTGAGACTGTTTTAGATACGGGTATTCGTAATCATGCTACCCCGTTTATGCGTATGTCTCGTAATCGGGTTGTTAAGGAGGAGACGATTGTTTGGTTGGCAGAGCAAGCGGGATACACTCTTGTTAAGCGTAATGCAGGAAATTCTGGAGACGCAAAGAGCGTGGACGCAGGAGATGTTGAATCTGGAGTCGGAGAGGTTGAGGCTGGAGAGGCTAAGGCTGGAGGGAGCAAGCCCGCTAAGCGACGTTCCTCTGGGGCAACTAAGGGTAAGTGAGGACGAGCAGGACGCTGATTGGGCGTTGCAACATGGTATTATTAGTCCTTCGGAGTATAAGTCGTTGTTAGAGTCTACGGGGCTTGTGCCTGCGGATATTCAATTTGTTGATTAGTAAGGGGGTGTGGAGTGGACCGAGAGGGTATGTATAGTAATAGTGATGTTCCTCAGGGGTTCGCTCCTGCGGATTCTCTTGTGAAGAAGGTTGACGAGTTACAGCGTCAGCGTGAAACTATGGAGCGTCAGTGGAAGTTGAATCTTGCGTTTTATAAGGGTAAGCAGTATGTGTTTTATAATCGGAAGTCGCGTAGGATTGAGTCTTTGCCTACGGATGAGGGGGATAAGCCGCGTTATCGTGTGAGGCTTGTGGCTAATCAGATTGCTCCTCATACGCATGGTTTGTTGGCGCGTTTGGTTAAGTCGAAGCCGCAGTTTTATGCTACTCCGGGTCAGTCGTCGTATGAGGCTATGAAGGCGACTGAGGTTGCTGAGGCGTTGTTGGAGTATTGGTGGGATCAGTTTAGTTTGTCTTCTAAGCGTGAAGAGGCTATGCTTTGGTCAATTATTTGTGGTAATGGTTTTTGGAAGATTAGTTGGGATGATAAGACGGGTAATAGTATTAAGACTATGGTTGAGCCTGAATCTGGTCAGCCTATTGTTAATCCTTTGGTTGAGCACTTTTTTAAGCAGCGTTTGGAAGAGTTTGGTTTAGATGCGTCTGAGTTTGAGCAGGAGGTGTTTGAGGGGGATATTAAGGTTGAGGTTATGTCTCCTTTTGATGTGTATTTGGATGATTCTGCTCAGGTGTTTGAGGATTGTAAGTGGGCGATTTGTGTTCATGCGATGAGTCCTAAGGATATTCAGTCGCGGTATGGTGTTAAGTTGAAGCCTAATGCTGTTAATCGTTATCCTGATGAGACGCTTCCGGGGTTGTTTGGGTCTGTGGATGCGAAGACTGAGGAGAATGTTCGTGTGGTGTATATTGGTTATTTTCTTCCTAGTCCTAAGTATCCTAATGGGCGTTATGTGGTGTTTACGAAGAATCCGAGTATTGTGTTGTATGAGTCGGAGTGGCCTTATCCGTTTATGAAGTTGCCACTTGTGAAGTTTCCGGGTTTGCGTATTCCGGGGCAGTTGTATGATACGTCGGTGGTTGAGCAGGCGATTCCGCTTCAGAAGGAGTTGAATCGTACGTTGTCGCAGTTGATTGAGTATAAGAATCTTACGTTGAAGCCGCAGATGTTGGCTCCGGTGGGTTCTTTGCGTCAGCGTATTACGGATGAGCCGGGTGCTATTTTTGAGTATAATCCGGTTGCTGGTCGTGTTCCGGAGAGTATTCCGCTTCCGGGTTTGCCGGGTTATGTGTTTGATCATTTGCAGGATCTTGGTCAGCGTTTGAAGGATGTTTTTGGTTTGACTGAAATTCTTGAGGGTAGTGTGCCTCCGAATGTTGAGGCTGGTGTGGCTATTGATTTGTTGCAGGAGGCTGCTGTTGATCGTTTGGCTCCGCAGATTCTTATGATGGAGAAGTCTTTGGAGTTGGCGGGTAATCTTATGCTTGAGTTGGCTCAGAAGTATTATCAGGAGCCGCGTATGCTTATGCTTACGGGTATGGGTTCTAAGCCTAAGATTGAGCGGTTTGAGTCTGCGGATATTCTTGCGGGTGTGGGGGTTAAGGTTGAGACGGGTTCTGGTCTTCCTCGTACTCGTGCGGGTCGTCAGGCGCGTGTGTTGCAGATGCTTCAGATGGGTATTATTAGTCCTACTAAGGCGTATAAATATCTTGATATGGCTGATTTTAAAACGTTGCAGGCTCAATTCCAAGCGGATGAGGAGCAGGCTATGCGTGAGCATGATAAGTTGATGGATGGTGCTGTTATTAATCAGGCTGCGAATGCTCAGGCTCAGCAGCAGTTGATGATGGCTATGATGAATCCTGATGTTGATCCTATGACTAATCAACCGTTGCCTATGTCGCAGGAGTTGTTGCAGCAGTCTATGGATGCTGGTTTGCAGCCGTTGCCGTTTGAGAATCATGCTGCGCATTTGGAGACTCATGCGTTGTATATGAAGTCTCCAGAGTTTGAGATGCTTCCTCTTGATGTTCAGGAGCGTTTTCAGAAGCATTTTATGTTGACGCAGCAAGCGTTGGATGCGAAGAATCTGCCGACTGGTGAGGCTCCGAAGGTGTCGCTTCAGTTGCGTGGTGCTGTTGGTCCGACGACTGGTTCTAAGATTATTGGTAATTCGGGTATTAAGGGTGTTACTCCGCAGGAGTTGTTGGAGCCGCCTCTTGATACGGTGGTTATTGATAATAAGGATAAGCCGAATGCTGAGGCTCCGGGTAGTGCTGCTATTGGTGGTTTGCAGGAGCAGTTGGCTGGTAAGTTGTCTGAGCAGGATGCTATGCATCAGCAGAAGATGCGTCAGCAGTATGAGGAGGAAATGAGTAAGGTTGTCTTCTAATAAACATATTCAATGGTCGTCTGAGGATAAGGCGGCTGCGTATGTTCAGTGGATTGCGAATGATAAAAATGTTCGTAAGACTAGCCGTGATTGTAATATTCCTCATGGTACGTTTAGGTATTGGGTGCGTGAGTGGGAAGAGAATGGCCCTCCTGAGGAGGTGCTTGATAAGATTCCTGAGCAGCAGTATTTGTTTGTTAATCATGCGAATCGTGTTCGGGAACAGGCTATGCATAAGTTGGAAGAGTTGATTCCTGATGCGGAGGTTAAGCAGTTGTCAGCAATTGCTACGGTGGTGGGTATTATGGATGATAAGATTCGTCTTGCGTCTGGGCTTGCTACTAAGCGAACTGAGACTGTTCATACGCTTCCGTCGCGGGAAGATATGAAGGAACTTATGGGTGGTTTTGTTGATGGTCTTGTTAGTGCGGCTGAGAGTCGTGCTACTGAGATTGTCGATGCCGAAGTCGTTGTAGAGCAACCCGTTGTGGGACTCTTGATTAAAGGAGAAGACTAATGGCAGAGTTCGATTTGGACGGCGCTGTTGAGGCGTTTGTCGGTGAGTTGCCGGAGGAGATGCCGGTGGCTCAGGAGGCGGTTGAGGCGCCTGTGGAGGACAATCAGTCTGAGGCTGAATCCTTTACGGGGTTTGATCCGTCTACTCTTCCTGAGGACTTGCAGCAAGTGTATCGGTCTATGCAGGCTGATTATACTCGTAAGACTCAGGAGGTTGCGGAATTGCGGCGTTTTAACGATTCGCTTTCCGATTTGGGTGTAGATCCTAATGAGGCTATTAATATTGTGGACTTCGTTAGGCGATTGGAGACTGACCCTCATGCTGCAAGCGAGTTTGTGTCGCGTGTCCAGTCGCATTGGGAGCAACCAGACAATACTGGTATGATTCAAGCGGATACTACTCCTGTTGAACAGAGTTACGAGGGGCTTCCTCCGGCACTTGCTCAAGAGATTGCTGAGATGCGAGAGTTTCGTCAGGAAATGATGATTCAGCAGCAGCAGGCACAGATTGTTGAGCAGTTGGAGATGGAGGAGCAGCAGATTAGATTGGCTAATCCGCATTATTCTGATGATGATGTGGAGGCTATTTATAGTCTTGCGTATGCTACTGATGGTGATTTGCAGGCTGCGGCTCAGCAGTATCATAATATTCAGCAGCGTTTACTTGGTGGGTATTTGCAGTCTAAGCAAGTACCTACTGGTGCGACTCCTGTTCCTACGGGGCCGAATACTACGCCTTCTCCGGGCTTTAAGAATCTGGAGGATGCGCATAAGGCGGCTTTGGAGGCTATTCGTAACATTTCCTAACTAATATAAGGGGGTGTTCCAAGAATGAGTCTTACTAATGGTGCTAGGCTTTCGACGCTTAGCGACATTCTCAAGGAGTATTATCTTGGTCCGGTTGCTGAGCAACTGAATAATGAGGTTCTTCTTCTGGCGCGTTTGAATACGCGGTCGGAGGATCTGGTTGGTAAGCAGGCTTATGTGCCGCTTCATACGTCGCGTTCTGGTGGTATCGGTGCTCGTGCTGAGGCCGCTGCTCTGCCGAATGCGGGCAATCAGGTGTACGATAAGGCTGTTTACGATCTTAAGTACCTGTACGGTCGCGTTCAGGTTACGGGTCCGTCGATGGCTAAGACGAAGAATGAGGCGGGTGCGTTCCTTCAGGCTCTTAAGTCTGAGTTGGACGGTATTCGCAACGATCTTCAGAAGGATCTGGCTCGTCAGGTCTATGGTGATGGTACTGCTAAGATTAGTCAGTGTGGTACGACCACTTCGTCTAATACGATTCAGGGTGCAAGCAATCCTCACGCGCAGGAGGCGATCCGTAAGGGTCAGTTGTACGTGGGTATGCTTGTTGACATCGGCACTGAGGCCAGTGTTGGGGCGGTTGCTACTAATCGTAAGATTACTGCTGTTGATTATGACAATGGTACGATTACGATTGATGGTACTGCTGTTTCTACCACTACGTCGAATTATGTGTTCCGCGCTGGTTCGGGCGTTGATGGTGGTGCTTCGCAGGACGGTTCGCGTTCTAGCGAGATTGATGGTCTTCGTCGTGTTGTTTCGGAGACTGCTACTGCGTTTGGTGGCATTGATCCGACGGATTCCGGCAAGGCTTATTGGGATAACAAGCGTATTAATGCGCAGGCTGCGCCTGCCAATGGTACGCTGTCTCTGGACATGATTCAGAAGGCTTTGAACCTTGTCCGGCTTGAGGGCGCGAACCCGACGGCTATGATTACGACTCTTGGTATTCAGCGCGAGTTCTACAACCTGCTTCAGCAGGACGTGCAGTACATTGATCCGGAGTCGCTGAATTATGCTGCTGGCTTCAAGACCCTTTCGTACGGCGGTATGCCGATTATTTCGGATATTGACGCTCCGTACGGGAATATGTACATTCTGGACGAGTCCACTCTTAAGGTGTTCTCCGATCAGGATTGGCATTTCCTTGATGCTGATGGTCAGACGCTTCGTCAGAAGGCGGATTATGACGCCTTTGAGGCGATTATGA